AATATGAGTATACTATTATTACATCAAATGACATTGTAATACCACCTGATAAAAAGTATGATCTTATTTGAAAAAGTTCGTTGGAAGAATTTTCTATCGACAGGAAATCAATATTCTGAAATAGATTTTCAAGGATCACCAACAACGTTGATAGTTGGTGCAAATGGTAGTGGAAAAAGCACAGTTTTAGATGCACTTACATTTGGATTATTTGCAAAACCATTTCGTAAGATAAACAGAAGTCAACTAATCAATACTGTAAATGAAAAGGATTTATGCGTTGAGGTAGAATTTAAGATAGGAACTATCTCTTGGAAAGTTATAAGGGGAGTTAAACCAAATATATTTGAGATATGGAGAAATGATAAGTTACTCGATCAGGCTGCATCTGTAAATGATCAACAAAAGTGGTTGGAACAAAATGTGGTAAAGATGAATTACAAATCTTTTACGCAGATTGTCATTCTGGGATCAAGCAACTTTATTCCATTCATGCAGCTAAGTGCACCAAATCGTAGAGAGGTGATAGAGGATCTTCTTGATATAAAAATATTTACTTCGATGAATAATATTCTTAAAGAGAAATTAAGGAAGGTTAAAGATGAAGTTAAAACATTGGATTTAAAAAGAGAGTCTTTGAATGATAAAGTTAAAATGCAAGAAAAGTTTATTTTAGATGTTGAAACTCGTGGTAAAGAAGATATAGATCAAAAACAAAAGAAGAAAGATGCACTTGCCGATGATATATGTGTATGTACAATGCAGAATGAAGAAGCAAGTGATGCTATTTTTGGTTTAAAAGAGCAGCAGGAAAAATTAACAAATACAACGACCACGTTAGCGAAACTTAATACTCTTAAAGGTCAAATCGCTAATAAGGTAACAACTATTACAAAGGAGCACAAATTCTTCACAGATAATACGGTATGCCCAACATGCACACAATCTATTGAAGAAGAGTTCCGCTTAAATAGAATTAATCACGCTCAAACTAAAGCAAAGGAGCTTAAATCTGGTTACGAAGAACTAGAGAAAGCAATTAAAAAGGAACAAGATAGAGAGCGTAAATTTACTCACTTATCAAAGGAGATTACTAGACTCACGCATGGCATTTCTAAAAACAACACTCTTATCTCTAACTGCCAAAAACAACAAAGAGATCTTGAAAATGAAATTCAAACACTTACCAATCAAATTGAAAACAGAAATACTGAGCATGAAAAGTTAGAAAAATTTAAGTCCACTTTACAGGAGACATATGAGTCCTTAGCCACTAAAAAAGAAACAATTAAATATTTTAATTATACTTACGAGTTGCTAAAGGACGGGGGAGTTAAAACTAAAATCATCAAGAAGTATCTACCGTTGATAAATCAGCAAATAAATCGTTATCTACAGATGATGGATTTTTACATAAATTTTACTCTTGATGAGGAGTTTAACGAAACCGTCCAATCACCGATTCACGAAGATTTTTCATATGCATCGTTTAGTGAGGGAGAGAAACAAAGAATAGATTTAGCTTTGCTATTTACTTGGAGAGAGGTTGCCAAGTTTAAAAATTCAGTATCAACAAACTTAATGGTATTGGATGAGGTATTCGATAGTTCATTAGATGGTCAGGGAACAGAGGAATTTTTAAAAATAATAAAATATGTTATTGATGATGCAAATATATTTGTCATATCACATAAAACAGGCCTAGACGATAGATTTGAAAACGTGGTAAGATTTGAAAAAGTAAAAGGATTCAGTAGGATGGCATTATGATTGGAATTGTTGGTAATGGTTTTGTAGGCAATGCTGTTTATCAAAACTTTAGAGATAAAACAAGTTGTAAGGTCTATGATGTTGATAAGAATAGATCTTTAAATACTCTTGGTGAAGTTATAAATGAAGATTTTATTTTTGTTTGCTTACCAACTCCCATGAGATATGGTGGCGAATGTGATCTTTCGATACTTGATAATTTTTTCGAGAGTTTACCAGAACATATCGCAGGAACATTTGTTATTAAATCAACAGTTCCAATTGGAACAACCAAAAAATACTATGAGAGACATAATGTAATTCATAATCCAGAATTTCTGACTGCAAGGAATGCGATAAAAGATTTTGCAAATTCAGAAAGAAATATTGTTGGTGGAAATTTAGAATTATGCGTAGATTTTGTTCGCATGTTTTCTGATTATTTTCCTGATATACCAAGTATCATCACTGATTCAGACGAGAGTGAAGCGATTAAGTATTTTTCTAATACATTTCTTGCATATAAAGTAGCATACTTCAATAAAATTTATGATGTCTGTCAAGCAGTAGGAATGGATTATGATTTAGTTTGTGAGGGTGTAACTGCGGATAGCCGTATCGGTAAATCACATACTAAAGTTCCCGGTATAGATAATGATAGGGGATTTGGTGGCACATGTTTTCCAAAAGATCTTAACTCCTTGATTGTTCAAATGGAGAATCATGGTGTCAACGCTGACATGCTCAAAGAAGTATGGAAGTATAATGAACAAATTAGAAAAGTTATTGATTGGCCAGTGACATGAAAGTATTAGTTACAGGACATCGTGGATTCATAGGTAGATATGTATTCGCAGATTGGAGACGTGAATTGGGTTTTGAAGTGCATGGAATAGACAAACCAGATGATGTGAGTAATTTTAAAGGTGGGGATTATGGATTAGTCATTCATCTTGCAGCATGGGCTGATATTCGTGAGAGTCTAGAGAAACCAGAAGAGTATTATATTAATAATGTTGTAAAGGCAAAACCTATTTTTGATTGGTGTCGAGAAACTAATACTAGATTATTATATGCATCGTCAAGTGCAGTAGATGATAACTATTGGGAGAATCCATATGCGATGAGTAAGTGGATTAATGAACAGATGGCACCACCTAATTCAGTTGGAATGCGGCCCTGATGTCAGACCAAATATGATGTATGGGTTACTTCGTGATAAGAAAGCAACGTATGTTACAAATCACAAAAGAGATTGGATTCATGTGCATGATGTATGCACTGCGATTCGTTCTCTCGCTCCTAGCACTATCACAGGGCCTGTGCCAATTGGATATGGAGAGTCTGTTCCGGTTAGAAAACTTGCAGAAAAATTTGGTCAGGGTAATCTACCAGTTAAAGAATTTACACCGGGTGAAGCAGAGGATAATGTTGCAGATATATCAATTATTGCAAGCACGGGATGGATGCCAACTATAAGTGTTTTAGATTCTGTAGAATAAACCACTTAAATTAGTGTCCACTAATACCTTTTTTACGATTGTTTTTCGACTATTATGGCCATATAAAGACGAGACACAATGGCAGTACAACACGAAATCAAATCACAACTCGCTAAACTACTAGCAACAGAAGATCTAGTGGTAGAGCACAAACAAGTTGAAACAGCATCCTTCAATGTGGAGACAAGAGTATTAGTTCTTCCACTCTGGGAGAAAGCAAGTAATAGTGTATATGACATGCTTGTTGGTCATGAAGTTGGCCATGCGTTGTTTACACCTAATGATGATTGGTACAAAACCTCTGACATACCTCATGGCATCGTCAATGTATGTGAAGATGCACGTATCGAAAAGTTAATGAAGAGAAAGTACATGGGTCTTGCAAAGACTTTCTACTATGGATACAGTGAGTTAAGTGATGATGATTTCTTTAATTTAGAAGATGAAGATGTAGATAAGTTTAATCTTGCAGATAGAATCAATCTATACTTTAAGATTGGTAATTTTATTGATTTGTATTTTACTGAGAGAGAAACTGAAATAAGAGATTTGATTGGAAATACTGAAACTTTTGAAGAAGTTTTAGAAGCATCAAAAATATTACATGAGTATTGTAAAGAGGAGCAAGAGAACAAGAAGAAAGTGGCTGATATTGATACCCATCAATTACCACTAAGTGGATCACCTGATCAATTTGACTCAGAAGATTCTGATGAAAAAGGTGAGGAAGAAGAAAATGATCAGATAACAAAAGGTGCATCATCTCCTAAGGCTGAGGAAGCACAAGGATCTGATAAAAATGGTGATATGACAGAGCAACCTACATCTGCAGAATCTGATCAGGGTGGAGAAACAAGTGATATTGAAGTAAAAACAGTTGAGTCACTCAGCGAAAACATTCAAGACTTAGTTTCCAAAGTATCAACATACGAGAATGTTTATTGTGAAATACCTGATGTTAATACTGATCATGTTATCGCTAAAAACTCTGATGTTCATAAAGTAATTGATGATCATTATAATGAGGAAATTGTAAGATTAAATGCAAACAATATTCATAATGGATTTCCTACTCGTGATTGGTTTGCTGAATCAGACAGAGAGTTTATGGATTTTAAACAAAGTGCGAGAAAGGAAGTAAGTTATCTTGTTAAAGAGTTTGAGTGTAGAAAATCTGCAAGTGCATATGCTCGTGCAGCTATCGCTCGTACAGGTGTTCTTGATACATCAAAATTACACACATACAAATTTAATGAGGACATATTCAAGAAAGTGACAGTTCTTCCTGATGGAAAGAATCATGGATTAGTTTTTCTTCTTGATTGGTCTGGTTCAATGCAATATGTAATGAAAGATACTATAAAGCAACTTTATAATCTTATTTGGTTTTGTAAGAAAGTTCAAATTCCATTTGAAGTTTATGCATTTACAAATGAGTGGAGACATTGCACAGAATCTAATTACGGATACTATGGATCTGGAGATTATGGAAAGTTTTACGAAAAGAAAGCTGGATTGATTGCCATTGATAATCAATTTGCTCTTATGAATCTATTCACAAGTGAAGTAAATGGAAAAACTCTTGAAAAACAAATGTTAAACATATGGAGAGTCGTTCATAGTTTCATGAATTACGGATTGTCATACCCAAGAAGATTGTCATTATCTGGCACACCTTTAAATGAAGCGTTGATTACATTCAGAAAACTTTTACCTGAGTTTCAAAAGAAGGCAAAGGTTGAGAAAGTGCAGTGTGTTGTCTTAACTGATGGTGAAGCAGGGCCACTTTCACATCATGTAGAGGTTAATCGTGATTGGGAGGAAGAGCCATACATGGGAACAAGAAGATGTATTTCAGAGGTGACATTCATCAGAGATCGTAAGGTTGGTAGAACATATAAGATTGGATACAGACATAGTGATTTTACTGATGCCCTTCTTGAAAACTTGCAAGATAGATTACCTAACGTAAACTTTATTGGTATCAGAGTCTTATCAAATAGAGATGGTATGAGATTTGCAAGACACTACAGCACGGATCAGAAAGAACTTAACATTATGGAGAAAGATTGGAAAAAATCTAAAAGTTACATCATCAAAAATTCTGGATATGATGCATACATTGTAATGTCATCACATCATCTTAATCAAGACTCAGAGTTTGAGGTCAAAGAAGATGCAACTAAATCTCAGATTAAGTCAGCATTTGTTAAATCATTGAAGACTAAAAAACTAAATAAAAAAGTATTAGGCGAATTTATTTCTTTAGTGGTATGATAACTTTCAAGGAATTTATGCAGGAGAGTAGTCTCTCTCGAATCAAAAGTAAATCGGACAAAGGAGGTGTAGGTATACTCTCTGGAAGCCGTGGCGATAAGTCTGCGAAAGAAAATCGTGCAAGGGCAAAACAATTAGATAAAGATATTCGTGGTAAGTTTGGTCGAGGTGCAACAAAGGCAACTGGTTCATATGTTGAGAAAGATGATGATGGTAAAGAGAAGAAAGTAAAAGAAAGAAGCCATATAATAGATCAAGGAAAGATGGGCAAGAGAAAGTTTAAGAAGGCAGTGAAATCGCTTGGTAAGAAGTATGGTCAGGATTCGGTTATCGCACAGACAAAAGGTAAAGGAGGTGCTACACTAGCCAGAACCCGTAAGGGTGGATTACCGAAGAGAAATATACCGATAGGAAAAATGAAACCACAGGGAAAAAGTCCCGAAGGTCAAACTCAAATTAAAGGAAAAACTTTTACTTATGGATAACAAACTTTATGATGACTCCAACTGGAGAGAGGAGTACAAGAATTATACAAGTAATAAAAGGTATCTTGAATTACTTGAAAATGGGCCAAAAAGTTTATCACAATCATGGTTACTTGGTGCATTATATAACGAGTGGAAACAAATGAAAGGTTATAATAAATATGATGCGAAGGAAAATACCGGACAATTACAATCCTCTTTTAAAGATTTTAATAAAAAGTATGAGTGAGTTTTGGAAGGTCTGGAAGTACGCTCTCGGATCTTTTAATGATGAGACAACAAAGAAATACGATAATTGGATTTGTATAATTAGAACTCTTGTCATGGTGCAGTTAATTATAACTAACTGTTTTATCGTTGCCGGTAATATTAGACATTGGAACGATATGGAAAAAGACAATAAAATAAGTGTCCATTTTTCCTCGCATGACGTTTCTAATCGACTATTATAGCCATATAGAAACGAACTACATCATGACAAAATTATTTGAAATCAAAATGACACGAGAAGAAATCATTGAGGGTCTTAGATCCAATTACGGTATTGAGTTTACAGCTGCTGACGTAAAAGGTTTCTGTGCAATGAATGACATTGGATACTCTACAGTTACTAAAAAGATCGAAGATTTCAAAGTCGGTCGTGGTAAGTGGAATCTTGAAGTCACACAAAAAGCAGTTGACAATATCGAACGCTCCTATAGTGCACCTGCAGTAATGCCTGTTGTAGAAGAAAATCTAACACCAGAGATAGATAATTCATTCGTTAAGTTTGGAAACTTTAATGATATTAAAAATATTATCAAGTCTAAATTATT